CTGATGCGGCGATGACTGCGTGCACAGCCCCCCTAAAGAAGCCGCCCTCGTCCGTGTACCCCATGGCCCTATTAAGTGCCTTAAATTGAGTAGGTAAGAAGTTCGGTATATCTAATAGCGAATCTACTCTGCTAGCTATTTCGTCAGCAGTTGTTATTTTATCTAGTGGATTATATCTTATTTGATTTTCTAATTCTCTTATTTCAGAAGTAAGAGTTTGGATTCTAGATATATCATCTTCAGTCTTTTGTCCTTTTTGAGATATTATAGATTGAAGTTCTTGTAAATAGTTAATCTGTTTTCTTTTATTAGCTTTATACTTTACTAATTCAGAAACAGATTCTTGCGTTGACAGTTCGGCAGACATTAATAAATCAACCATGACGCCGACCCCAGCGTTACCACCAAGAGCTTCGTGTATATCCGTTTCTGTTTGTAGCCAAGACTTAAAAGCTATTGGGTCAACAATATCAAGTTGTGTAGCATTCTCAAAAGCTAGAAGAGCCTTATAGAATTCATTTATTCCTTTTTCCCCATGTATGGAACCAACAATTTCTTCTGGAAGATTTTCCTTGAAGTAATTAATCGCTCCATTTTTTCTAAGTGAGAGAGCAAAGATCTGGTACTCTAGTGGAATGTTATCCTCTACCTTTTCATTTGCTTGTGTCATTGTTTCTTTTTCTCTTTTATAGATCGGTAAATTTTTTTCTTGTACTCTGAATTTTTCTTCTTAATACTTCTGTAAGCTTCGGAGGACGTCGTAGTATTTTTCTTCTTCTCTTTGGGCTTATAAGGGTTTGATCTAATCGCTTCGAGCAATCTGTCGAACACTGATTGTTCCGTTAAGCTATCATTATAGCGGAAGACAATCAATGCCACACCATTATCTATGCACCATTGTTCTTTTTTTTCGTCTCTCTTAATAGCTTCTTCAAAATCATATTTAGATTCAAAAAATCTACTGGTGTAATAATAGTGCTGTCTTCCATGAAATTCTGCAGCTATCTCATACTTAGGGCAGTAAACATCTAGCTTTAATTTATCGCCTATATGATATTCGTTTATAATTTTTTCTCCTGGAAGGAGCTTTTGCAGTGCTGACGTTAAAGCTGTCTGACCTCTAGACATTTTTTTTCTACTGTCTTTTAACCACGTTAACCCAATAGAGTTAATCTTCTTATTTACCTGTGGTATAGTCCAGCCTAATTCTTTTGCTATTTCAGAAATAGATAAAGAAGTTTCCAATAATAGATCTTTTAGAAAATCAATATCGTCTTGGTCTTTGTCTACTTTTTTACCATGCATTTCACTCAGCCGTGTTATATGTTTTTGAATAACTAATAGTTTTACCCAAATCTATAATCGACATGTTTAGCTTGTTCCAAATTGAATTTGATAAAGCTAATCCCAAAGAAGAGCAATCTAAAATACAATAATCTATCTTACCTTCTAAGGCAGCAATTTTCTCGAAGGTATCTTCTAGTCTAGAAAAATAATTGTTGAAAGGAACACTAATTACATTTGTTTTAAATCCCATAAATTTATATATAGTTTTTTTATCATGAAAAGAAACTACTGCCGTATTAGTATTCTTAATATAAAAGTTAAAAATTGAATTATATACTTCTCTATTATTTTCGTAGTAGTACTCAAACAGATTAGGGCTATAGAACTTGCCATCATCAACCAGGCCAATGCCAGAATGCTTTGAAGCAACCACTTCTTCGACAAGTGATTCAGGTATGCTCTTTATAATTCTACTGTCGGACAAATTAATCGATCTAATAATTTCTTTATTAAAACGAGAAGGTGTACCATCCGCATTTTTCTTGCTTAAAGAAACTATTGAAGACTTTGCTATATTTAAGAAAGCAAACTTTTCCTTTGAGTTCATCAGCTTAGTTAATTCTATTGAAGCTTGTATTTGATTTTTCATTTGTACTCCTTAAATTCCAAAGTTCCCCCAGTTAATTAAAACTGGGTTTGGATCTACGATTGAATTGATATGATTTAACGCGTGGAATTCTCCACCATCTATAGTTGAATATCTCTCATACTTTGATTGCTTGTCTTCATCTTTTATGTATCCAAGATGTTGCATGATCAAATTTGAATTAACAAAATAATTTCTTTGGTTTATTAAATCTAAAACATACGTTGGTTCAGATCCACAAGCTAGTGCTCTATCTCTAAACATAGCACCAGACATAAATCTAAATATTCTACTGCTGTTATTTGGTGCCCAAAGTTTGTCCACTCTATACTGAGTATCATTCCACATGTGGTAGAACCTAACATTAACAACATCTTTTTCTGATGAATTTAATATCTGTCTAATATCGGTTTTTGTTATATCGGAAGAGTCATAAAGCATTTCATCGCAGTCTATGGCGATGATCCAGTCGCCTTCTGTGGCATGATTCTCAAGATTCAACCAAGCGTATCTGCGTAGTCTTCCTTCATGCGTGGTGAACATTGGCTTAGGCGTCTTGTAAACATTGGCGTACTTAGACGCTATTTCTGCGGTGTTATCATCAGAGCAATCGTCTGTAAAAACAATTTCATCTACTTGGCTTTTTAATCTTTCCAACACCTCTGGAAGATATTTGTTGGCTTCATTTCGGCCTACCATTTGGGCTATTACTTTTGGTTGTGACATTTTTACTCACTTGTATAAGAAGAAGAACAACGGCAGGGAGGGCCTGCCGTTGTTCAAATGGATAAAACTATTTATTAACTCTCTAGTTGTTCGCGAGCTTTTACTGCTGTAATTCTTTCAACATCAACATCTTTGAAAAGAAGTTCTCCAGATACCCCAGATACTGTTCTGCGATTACCACTAGCAATCTTCTCTGCTTCTGTCATATTTGAAGCTTTGACAATCGATGTAGTTGTAACTGTAAAATACTTGAATTTATTTTCAGCCATTGTATTCCTTTTTTTAGTGGCACTTTGCCAATTTATGTAACACACTTATTATATCATGTGCGATATGCTAGATCAAACCTAGTAAAGTTTATCTTTTTGAAGGATAAGTTTTAGCTATATATTCAATAGCCTCTTCTAAAGAAGAAGTTATTTTTGTTGACAAGAAATTAAGATAGACTCTTGACTGATATGAATCGTCTGCGAATACAACTACTGGTTGGTTGTTAAAATGAGCCCAGGTTATTTCAAAATCTGTACCGATATAAGCTCTACCCGGTATCGTATACTCTACTAAAAGTATGTCACAATTTTTTTGTAAAAATATATTCTTATCTACTATCTCTTTTGGTTCACAATCGGTTTCTTCCAAAGCGTAATCCATTGGATTGACAGCTTCAAAACCCCTATCGGCTAATAGTTTTACGGCTTTATTTCTCCAACCGTGTGCGAATATGCCAACTTCTTCTATTGCTCCAGATAAAAAAACTTTAGTTTGCATTGATTATTTCCTTAGATGGCCAATAATATTCTAGATTTATATCTTCATCAAAATATTGAGAATAGTATGCGTAGTCTTTGCGCAGTAGATTTGATCTATGCGACCTATGAAATTGATCTAAGCCAAACCATGGTGGCATAACCACTTCAATTGGATCAAACTCTTCAAAAAGCATTGTATTTTTATAACCTCTATCTATCCATTCTTGGATAGTATAATTCTGGTAAAGCTGTAAAGCGGACTCGTACCCAGCCCACATTAGTGTGACCGGATGATTACGCCAACCTTTTGCAGGGGTCCTATCAAGAAGGATGTTCAAAACTTGGAAAGTTTCTACTCGTTGCTTCCCAAGTCTACGGTAATCTAATACCCGAACTGATTCCTTAAGATCTGAATATGGTAAAAATGTTTGCATTACGCTTTCTTAAATTCCTCAAAAGTTTTGTCACCTACACCAAAGTATTCTCTAGCTAGTCCAGCCTTAACAATTTCCGTATTAAGGCATTCGCCAGCTTCGTTCCATACTCTAGCTAAAATTCTGCCATACTTTTCATTCTTGTCTAAAATAGTTTCAATCTTTACTTTATTATTAGCTTTCTTGATCCATTGATCAGTAAACTCTTTTGCAGCAAGACCCATCTTCTTTTCTTCCAAGTTTGTGGTGCGGCTCTCTGGTGTATTAACACCGTATAATCTTACGCTCTTTGGCCCAATGTGGACTTCAAAGCCAAGATCTATCTTAATCTTGAATGTATCTCCGTCAACTATCTTAACTACTTCTGCATTATACAAATAAACATTAAACTTATCTGACATTTTAATCTCTTTCTATTCCTATGAAATCGCATGCATTGCGAAATATTTTTTGACTTACTGTGAACTGTGCATCGGCGTGGCTATAACCTTCGCCCGGTTTGGGGGAAGAGGCATGCCAGCTGTGACCAATCGACACACTACCATCATACACCACATTGTACCCAAGATGACGAGCGAAATATGAACACCAAGTTTCCTCATAATAGTGTGGAGTTGGCAAGAAAGCTCCTTCTGCGTTTGGATACATTTGTTTATACTTTTCATCGTTGGTCATTGCGTTCCACACCTCTCTTCTTATAAAATAAGCTGAACCAGAAACCGTAACACAATTAACTCTATCTTTAAAGAGTAAATCTTCAGGATCTTTTTCTCTCCACCCACGATGTTTTGGCGCTGTGTTGGTTCCGACTATGCCAGCATGTGTTATGAGCCCATTCTCGTCTCTTTGTTTTGGGCCCAGAATATGTATCTCTGGATTATCGTCGAATATCTTTTGTACTTTGATAAGGTCACTGGTTGTCATCCAAACGTCGGCATTGAGTAGGCAAATGATGTCAGAAAAAGAATGCTTTGCCATCATATTACATGCAGCGGAGTACCCTATGTTTTCATTTTTCCAAGCTCTAGCAACGTAGTACTTGTTCACATTAGCCTCTAGCCATTCCCAGCTATCATCGGCTGAGCCATTATCGCATATGTTTAAGTACCAAGCCTGATCGGTTCCAGCAACATCGCTATGGAGTGTGTCAAGAAATCTTTGGAGCATCGGTCTAGTGTTATAATTGACAACGCATAAGTCTATCATTTTCAAAATCTTTCTATACTGGATTCTTGTATAACCATCGCAAAGGCATCTTCTGCGTTTATTCCGTGATCCATGAACTCACACATGCTTTGCATTTTTCTATTCACGTCTTCTTCTAAAAAGAATTCTTTTAACCTATTTTTATATTGATCAAGGGAAGTTTTATTTTGGATCTGCTTTATACTTTGCCTACTGAAAAAACAAGATGCGGCGGCGACAGTCAATAAACCCAATATGAATGGCTTCATATTACCATTCGTCTTCATCTTTTACATCTCCCGTGTACTTGTTCTCGGCAATTGCTTTAGTGGCTTCTTCGCTAATCTTTAAAATCTCTAAACGTTCTTTATCGTCTTTGATAGTTGAAGCTAGGTGTATCAAAGCTGTCGACACCTTGAACATTTCCTCAGCGTCTAGTACCAAGTAAGTTTGTCCAGACAGAAGCTTAATATTAATCTTTTTTTTATCTATTTGTTTCTTAGCCATATTGTTATTTATCTTTTTTTGCTACTCTTTTTAGTTTGTCTGGTTTATCATCTATATCGTAACCGCCTAATTCAGAATGCGAACCAGAGTATTTATATAAACAAATGTTATCTGAATCTGGTTCAAAGGTTACAAAAAATATATTTTTATCTTCTTCAGTTAAGCCTTCTGGCGGCGATGATTCTAAAGCTATCTTAGGGTTAGAGCAACCATAAACTTGACTGTGATTCTTATAAACAACAATATAATTTAATTTAGAAGCTGGCATTACAAACCTAATATAACTATGTAGCCAGCAGCAAATGCTGATATAACTGCTACTACGCTGGAAATAATCTTTACGTTTTTATTTTTTGATACTTGATTTAGCATCTGCATACCTATGCTCCAGTTAATCAGTGCAGAAAAAATAATACAAAAAAACAAATTTTTAAACATTTCTAATATCTACCAATCCACCAATGCTAATAGGAAATTCGGGCTGTATCAATGATAGCACAGCTCTAGCGTAATCTCTAATCTCTACTTGCGAACCTTCATCTAATCTTTGATTTAAAAACAATGCAATAGACTGTAAGCTGCAGGTCCACCTATATACAACGTACATCCCATAGGCCGGCAAAAACAATCTAGCTTGCTCTGCGGCGACACCATTGTCCATTGCCATTGTGTACAGAGCCTCACCCTGCTCTATGTATCTAATTAGCTCCGCGGTCAACACAGAGCCAATCCAAGGACCTATGGGGC